ATTAAAGATCATGTCGGGAGAGCCGTTGATGAGTTTGCTTCTAAATACGATATCGATATTATAAAAGATAGGGCTAAGGCTATAATGCAAAAACAATGAGTAGTATTTACAGAGAACAGTTAGAGGAGTGGTTAGGGGGCGTACGTATACCGGCTATGTCTAACGTCCTTGATATAGGTGGATCACAGTTGCCTGTAAAGGACAGACTCAGACATAAGGGCGATGGTTCAAGCTTTACTATTCTTGACTTAGAGGTTCCACACAAAGGACAAAAGCCGGATATTTTTTACAATATCAATAAATACTATTCATTTGACCATAACAATCCTTATGACTCTTATGATATTGTTTTTTGTTTAGAGGTAATGGAGTATATCTGGAACCCAGTACAGGCATTACAAAATGTGAGAATGTTTACTAACAAAGGCGGTATCTTATATATTACTTTCCCATTTGTATACCCACAGCATAACCCTAAGGGCGAAGATTGCTTACGTTACACTTACTGGGGTACAAAGAAATTACTTGAGGCAAATGATTTTAGAATAGAGGAGGTTATTCCTAGAACTGCACAAGGATTACATGAGTTTTATAAATCACAGCGTATGCGTCCTGCAGATGATGTGAACCACAATGATGTCGGGTATATCATTAAGGCGATAGCGATATGAAAAAGGTTTTTATAGACGGTGGTGCGCATGAGGGGGAGTCTGTGGATTTGTTTTTTAAGTCATATCCAGACGCACAGGAATATGAGATACATAGCTTTGAGCCTAATCCGGATATGCACGAATTACTAGAGAAGAAAAGAACGATTTTGCATAAGGTTGGATTGTGGGGTGGTAATGAGCAAAAGGAGTTTTTTAAGGGTAAGTTTTCAGAGGGTAGTACATTCTTAAAAATGAAAGTGTCCGGTAAAGTTGATTACAATAACCCCATTATGGTTGAGTGTGTTTGTTTGAGTGAGTGGATAAGAGGTAACTTTAATAGGGATGACTACATCGTTTTGAAGCTTGACATAGAGGGGGCAGAGTATTCCGTATTAGATGATATGATTAATACGGGAACTATTCACTGGATTAATGAACTTCTTGGGGAGTTACACGGTACTGGTCCGGATGGTCGCATACGTTCTCTTTCAAAAGACATTTACTATGACATGGTCAAAAAGCTAGGTGATTTAAACATAGAGTTAAAAGATTGGCATAACAATGTGAAGTCAAGATTTTAGTATGAAGATTATAAATAATATATTCATAGTTTTAAATATTGTGATGATACTTTTTAATATTTGGTTTTTTAAGATTACTTTTAATTCTTATTTTTTTATTAAAGATAAGAGGATTGAAAAACTTGATTTAATCCAAGAGAGGAAGACATGGGTAGATGAGTACGCGCCACTAATCACTCCGGAAACAGCGCCATGAAAAAGATACTACAAGTGGTTGATATCTTTGGTTGGGCGATAGATGAGTTAGCAGGATCTCTCGTTCAGAATACTCCACAGTATGAGTGGCAACGTATAGCTGTACATCCCAAGGCTATTGAGCGTGGTGAGGTAGATCTTGATCCTATACGTCTTGCTGTAGAAAAGGCGGATATTATTGATTTCCAATATTGGCGCACTTGTTCACAACTTGCGGAGAAGATACCGGAAATCAAAAATAAGAAAGTTATACTCACTCACCACAATGAGAAAAGCATATTATCAGAGCCGTGGGATTTTGTGGATCAGCATATCGTCTGTACACAGAAGTCGTTTGATATTTTGAGTGAGAAATATAATAGTACAAAAATCAACCTTATACATAATTCCTTTGATCCGGACAGGTTCCATTTTAATACTGAATATCCGCCTAAAAATGAAAAGATTACGGTCGGGTATGTCGGGCGTATTGTCCCATGGAAAGGGTTAAAAGAGGTCTTGCAGGCCTGCTATGAGCTTGGGTATGCTGTTATGATCATGGGTAAGGAGGATAGCAGGGAGTATTGGAATACCATACCGGAGAAACATAGGCAAATAATTGACTGGTCTTATTTTAATTGTGAAGACTCAGACGTACCGGAGTTTTATAAAGAGATTGATCTTTATGTTGGTAATTCCGGTAGTGGCAGAGAAACTGGTCCATTAGGGCTTATTGAGGCTATGGCTTCGGGTGTTCCTTGTGTTACCACTCCATCCGGTATCGCAAATGATATCTGTGAGGATCAAGAGAACTCTTTGGTGATTGATTTTGGTGATTATGATGGACTGAAATCACAATTACAAAACTTGGTGGAGTCTGCCGGATTACGTAATTCTATTCGTAACTGTGGGTGGAACTCTATACGTAATTACAATCATGAAAATCGGGCGTATAAGATAAGTAAGGTTATAGATAAACTGATGTATGAAGACGATATTGTCTCTATAATCTTACCTAGTACTCATGGGAGATTTGCAGAGGTGCAGGTTATTTTAGACTCTCTAATTGATCAGCTGTATAAGACATTTGAGGTTATTGTGATTTTTGATGAGGTTTCGCCGGCGATAGACAAAATGCTTGATCCTACGCTATACCCTTTTGCTGTGCGAGTACTATATACAGGATCCGAGGGTTACAATTTAGGCATGGCTCGTAATATGGGTACAATAGAAGCTAGCGGAAAATACCTTATGTTTTGTGATAGCCGATTGAAGCCGGAAAAGGATGCTATTACGCAGTTTATAACTCGTATAAATAAGAAAGATAAGTTATGGTTGTTTGGAGAAAAGGGAGGGAAGAAAGTTAATTTTGTTGAAAACTTTAGCTTTATCAAACGATCTAATTTTATTAAAGCAGGAATGATGAATGAGCGTATCAATGGCTACGGTGGTTTGTCGCAAGAATTACGTGATCGTTTTACAGGGCAGGGATTTAAATTGATTTATACACCGGAAGCGGTGGCAGAACAGCTTATGAGCGGTCGCAAAAGTACAGAACGTAGGGATAGTATTATTAAAATGAAAAATCTTCTAGCAAGAATGTATGAATAAAGAATATCCAAGAAAGTTTAAAGCTTTTAATCACCCTTGGCATCTGGCGCATCAGTATGAATTGGCAAAGTTTCCTTTTGTTGATTGGGAGTATCTGGTCCAGTGTCGCAGGCCGTACTCTATAAACTCAAGAGGGGATTTTATGGCAGGTAAGTGGGTACCGCACTATGAGGAGGGTAAGTATGATTTTGCTTTATTACATTTAGATCAGCAGTGTATTGAAGACGCTATTTACGATCGGGGTAAGGGTAGTCTTTATCGTATTTTGAATGAGGATATAAAAGACATTCCTAAAATTGTACTCATGCATGGTACTCCTTATTATCCCGAAAAGTTTAGTGAAAGCGAGGTAGTTGAAAAGGTAAGAGAAATTGTCGGAGATAATGCGATGATCACTAATTCAAAAAGAGCTTCCGAGCAGTTTGGTTTTGGCATTCCGATTTGGCACGGCCTTGATCCGGAGGAATGGCTTGATTTACCAAAGGAACCGAGGGTTGTAACTATGATCTCCCCTGCCGGTTTAGATAGGTATTATGATAGAGTTTTCCTTGATGCCATCCGTGAGGAACTGCAGGAAAGGGATATAGAACATTGCCACATCACTGTTGATTGGAGAGCTAAAAATTGGGATGAATATAAGGAGTTTCTTGGACGTTCTCTTTTGTATCTTCATCCATGTAAGGACTCTCCTATGCCACGTGCGCGCACGGAAGCTATGTTGAGTGGTTGCTGTGTCCTAACGACACCTTGGCAGGATGCTGATAGTTTTATTGAGGATAAAAAGAATGGTTTTATCATTGGTGATGAGAATACAGGGGTACCGAGAAACCCCGTTGCTGTTGCAGATCTAATTGAGGAGTTACTAGCTAACTATAGACGCTGTATCGGGGTCGGGCAGGCGGGGAAAGAAACAGCTAAAAAGATATTTTCTATAGATAGATACCACAAACAGTGGTACGACTTTATTTGTAATGTGGTAGACAGAAAATGAATATGAAAACAGGATTTTTTACATTTGACCTTTTCCACGGTAGGAAAGACACTGGTTCTTCTCGTATACGGTGTTTGAACTTAATTAAATACTGGAGGCAGGCAGGGTTAGACATGGGTACGGCGGAGGAATACCGGTATGGGGGCAAGTACGGCGCTATCGTATTCCAGAAAGCGTACTTCTATCAGTTTGCGGAAGCGTATAAGGGTATCAAGATTTTAGATCTCTGTGATGCAGATTGGCTTAATTGGAACTATGGCATCGTGCAGACTCTAATTCATTGTGATGCGATTACTTGTTCCACAGAGGAGATCGCGGATTTTATGAGGAAGCTAACGAAGAAACCTATCATAGTTATTCCTGACCGTGTGGACTTTGATATGATCCCGAGGGTAAAAGAACATTTTGGTGATGCACGTAAGGTCGTTTGGTTTGGCTACTCTGATAATTTTGAGGTTCTAGACGGTGCAGTACCGGCAATTAAGAAAAGAGGTCTTGGCTTGATTGTTATCGCGAATAAGGGGTATATTCCAACATCACAATTTAAGGACATTGACCTCACTAACTATCCTTGGAATAAAGATACTTGGATTGCTGATATTTTGAGAGGGGACATTGTCATTAATCCCAAGTTTTCAAAAGGTCGGTTCAAATATAAGTCAAATAATAAGACTACACAGGCGTGGGCGTTGGGTATGCCAGTTGCGGAAATTGATAAAGAGCTTGATTTATTTGCTACAGAAGACGCTCGGAAAAAAGAAGCAGGTGAGAAGTTGGAGATTGTCCGGAGGGACTATGACGTGAAACAGTCTGTAGTGCAGTTAAAAAATCTAATCAATGATTTACAAGGAAAAAGAGAGTGATATACAGCTTGCCGTCTGTGAGTACCTTGAATTAAAGGGGTATTTCTTTTGGAGGAATAACAACATTCCGGTATATGATCCGACAGGGAACAGGTTTAGAGCGATGCCTAGATATTCATTGAGAGGGCTTCCGGATATTTTTGTGTTGATAGATGGCGGTTATTTGGTCGGACTGGAGATCAAAACAAAAACCGGTAAGATGTCTGATTATCAAAAAGACATACAGAAGAAGTTTCGGGAGGTCGGCGCGGAATACCATATTATAAAGGATGTTAGAGATTTGGTAGATCTGTTTGTATGAAATACCACACTGCATTAAAAAAGGAGGGGTATGAGCCAGAAAATATTGTTCCGGAAACGCATTTTGTTTTTGATGGTTGTACTGCTTTTCAGTGGGACATCGTGAAGAATGGTTTGTCTTTGTCTTATGACGTTTGCGATGTCTTTTACGTTGATATCCCTTGGAGGCATGGGTATCAAAAGTTTATAAGTAAAGCCGGACAAGGGGGCAGTTCTTATGAGGATTTTATAAAGTCTTTGAATAAGGTCATTTCTTTGGGAGTTCCTATCGTTATTGTTGCCGGAAAGAGCCTCGCTAAATTTGTTCCTAATCCGGAGGTTCTATTTAAAGTTATGATGGTTCAAGGTAGCCCTGCCCTAGCCTACGTTTTTAATTTTAAAATGCCGGAAATAAAAAAGACACAGGATATAGTTGAGTACCTCGCGGATCGCTTTGAATGTCTTGGAGATTTCTGTTGTGGTTACGGCTTCTCTGGAGACATCTTCTACAAGAAAGGTAAGTGGTTCGTTATGTCTGATATTAATCCTTATTGTGTCGGGTATATAAAAAGTAGATATGATAACAAGAATTAAAAATCACGTTTTACAGCATGGGGATCTCATGGATGGGGTGGATTTGGTTATGGGTGCTGATCGGGCGCAAATCTTCTACTCTGATCCTCCTTGGGGATCTGGTAACTTAAAATACTGGCAGACTCTCAACGTCAAACAGACCGGTGTTGCTTATAAGGAAATTGATTTTGACTCTTTTTTGGATAAGGTTTTGGAGATAGCCGTAAAGTTTACCGATGAATATATTATTATTGAGTACGGTAAAAAATGGCACAATCTATTGCTTCAAAAGGCAATGTCTAAGGGGCTAATTCAGTTGGGTGTCGCAAGAGTGCAGTATCGGAGTGGCAATCACATGCTTCCCTTGGACATACATATATTTTCAAAAAAGGATCTTTCACTTCCGGATGATTACATTACAAATATTAATGAAACAAGCTCTATAACCACTGTTCGTAATGCTATCTACCCGTTGGCTCACAAAGGAAAAATAATCCTTGATCCGTCATGTGGAATGGGGTATACCGCAAGGGTCGGTATTGAGGCCGGTATGTACTTTAGGGGGAATGAGATCAATAGCAAAAGACTAGGTAAGGCTATAGACGTTATAAGAAAAATGGCATGAAAGTTTTTTCCAAGGAAAATGTCTATGATATGGCTTTAGAGCGTTTCCGTTTTTTGTTTGATGAAATGCCTCTTGTCGTTTCTATTTCCGGCGGTAAGGATAGCACGGTTATATTTAACATGGCTCTTGAGGTTGCAAGAGAAAAAGGAAAGTTACCGCTTAAGGTTTTCTTTTTAGATCAAGAGGCTGAATGGAATAGTACCGTTGATACCGTTAGAAAAATAATGTCGCATCCAGATGTTGAGCCTTTGTGGTATCAAATACCGATACGTTTACAAAATGCTACGTCTATGATTGAAAATTGGTTATGGTGTTGGAAGCCGGAGGAACAGGATCTATGGTTAAGAGAGAAAGAAGAAATCTCTATTAAGGAAAACAATTATGGTACAGACAGGTTTCATCAGATGTTTGGCGCTATCCTTAAAAGAGATTTTCCGGAGTACTCTATGATTGCCGGAGTCCGTTCAGAGGAAAGTCCTAACCGCCATATCGGTTTGACTGAACAGCTTACTTACAAATGGATAACTTGGGGGAAGAAGTTAGAGGAGGGGCAGTACACTTTTTATCCTATTTACGATTGGTCTTATACAGATGTATGGAAATCCATACATGATAATTCTTGGGACTACAATGAGATTTACGATTACCAGTACCGCTATGGCGTTTCAGTCAAAGACATGCGCGTGTCAAATCTCCACCATGAGACAGCCGTTAAGTCTCTTTTTCATTTACAGGAGATTGATCCTGTTTTTTACGAAAAGCTTACAGTACGATTAGCTGGTATTGATACTGCCGGAAAGATGGGCTATGGCAATTTCTTCGTGAAGAAGTTACCCTTTATGTTCAGTAATTGGGTGGAATATCGGGATTTTCTCATTGAAAAACTTATCCACAATAACCGGTGGAAAAAGAGATTAAGGTACTTTTCCGACCAGTGGGATGAGCTTCTTAAGGACGATATTCTAAATAGGGAAAAGAGTGCAAAGCAGGTTATCAATAGCATCCTTGCTAACGATTTTGGACTTACGAAGTTACATAATTATGACGTTAGATTTATTGGTCTATATAAGAAAGATAAAAGACGTTTAGAACAATTACAACATGATTAAAGACCAACCAGTATCAGACGTTCAATGGATCCCCTACGAGAAGATTATAGCTAACGACTATAATCCTAACTCTGTTGCAAAAAACGAAATGCGTTTACTTTATACGTCTATTGAGCATGACGGCTATACTCAACCGGTAGTTACAATTTATGATCCGGAACAGGACAAATATATAATCGTTGATGGCTTCCATAGGTATCTAGTATTTAAGACATACAAAGATATTCGGGACCGGACAGACGGGAAATTACCGGTGGTTGTACTTAAGAAAAGTATAAATGACCGTATGGCTTCTACTATCCGGCACAATCGTGCGCGCGGTAAACATTCTGTAGACGGTATGGGGAATATGGTATTTTCTTTGTTAGACAACGGATGGGATGACTCTCAAATATGTGCAGAGCTTGGTTTAGAGTCAGAGGAGTTATTACGTTTGAAACACATCACTGGGTTTTCTAAGCTCTTTGAAGATGTTGAGTATAAAAGAGCTTGGCAAACAAAACGTCAGTTAAAATTAATAAAGAATTATGAAAAAACCAATAGTTAAAAAAATAAATATAAAGCTGATTAAGCCATATTGGCGTAATCCTAGGAATAACAAGGAGGCTATAGAAAAAGTGAAATCCTCCATTCGCGATTACGGTTACAATCAATTTATTTCCGTTGATGAGCATGACGTTATCGTTACCGGACACACACGCTGGCAGGCTCTCTTGGATTTAGGGTTCGGGGAAATAGACGTTATCGTTCTTGACCTTGACCCACAAAAGGCAAAGAAGTACCGGATAATAGATAATAAGACAAATGAGTTTGCCGAATGGACGGACGATCTGTATTTAGAACTTAGGGAAATGGACGATTTAGGGCTACTCCAAGAGTACTTTAGTGAGGATGTGAATGACGAAATTGCAAAATTAATGGGTAAGTATGACGTACAGGGCGTGTCTCAAGAGGAAATAGATAAAAAACAGGAATTACTTAGGGGGCGCTTAAAGGGACTAGCCGACTCTGCGGAAGATGATCTTATAGATGTGATATGTCCGGATTGCTCTAATGAGTTCAGTATAAGGCTTTCAAAAAAGAATGTATCAGCTAAACTAAAGGAAAATGTCAGCAATATATCACCGGAGACAAAAGCATAGAGTAAATAGGCTACATAGGAAAAATGAGGGTTCTAAGTCGCGCGGTAAAGGAGGTGCTTGGAATAGCAAGCATAAAAACAAACGTAGGAACTTGACGGGGAGAGAGAAGATGATGGCTCACAAGGTTAAGCAACGTAGTAATTGAGGGACAACAAGGGATATTATGCCATTAGTAAGCAAAGTAAATGAGGCGGAATATAAGGACAAGATCCGGAATATCCTTATCCGTAGACCTAATACCACTATATTGCAAATGGTGGATGTCCTAGCTACGGAGGAGGGTACAAAGCTTGATAAGGACTATGTTCATAAGCTCATACGTGAGCTAGACGATGAACGTATGGCTAGGATTGACGGTGTTGCTCTTAAGGGCGCTATCGCTTCTTTCCTTGAGAGGGTTAATGCTACTGATGCCTACTTATGGACTATCCTCGTTGATCCAAAGCAATCCGGCAGGGACAGAGTAATGGCTGCAAAAGAGCTACGTTCAAATTATAAAGAAATGTTTGATGTTATGTTTGATGCCGGTATCTTTGATAGAAAGCTCGGGGATATTAATATTAATATGGTTGAAGCTCTTACGATGGCAGAGCAAATGGAAAGCGATGGACGATTTAAAAAACAAATTGGAGTTCTCCCTACAACTGGCAAAAGCAAGGAATAACTTTCCCTATTTTGTTAATCACATATTCTCACAGAGTGTAGGGATCCTTAAGGACGGAACATGGACCGGTGGAGATCTTATTGATGATCTTTCACAGTGGTTACAGGATGAGTCCCTTACTATCCGTGTTTCTGCTCGCGACCATTTCAAATCAATGAGTTTCTATGCCTATATAATGTGGCTTATCTTACGTAATTTAAATAGTGATTTAGAGATACAGTATTTTTCATACAATGCAAAAATGGCTAGCTATCATACAAACAAAATTAAGCGCGCGGTTTCTAGCAATCCATATTTCTCACAAATCATAGATAAAAAAAAGACGGCAGATAGTATCATTTCGTACTCATGGAATGGACAGGATAAGATAACCGTATCCCCACGTGGGTTGCTGGAGTTTAAACGTGGTATCCACTCTCCTATTATCTTCGTTGATGATCCCATGCAAGACCCTGAAAACAAATTGTCGCCGGTCCGGATCACTCAAATCAACGACATCATGAAGACACAGATCATGGATATGTGGCAAAAGGAATTACATATAGCCGGAACACCGCAGACTACCGGTGATTTCTTTTTTGATCCTACATTCACTAAGCGCTTTGCTGTAAAGATAATGCCTGCGATTATAGACGAAGAAAAGAAAATAGTACTATGGAAAGAGTGGATGTCTTATGAGGAACTGCAATTAAAGAAGTATGAACGTGGTCTTAAGGTCTTTAATCAAGAGTACATGTGTTCTCCGGTTTACTCCGAGGAGGCATTTATCTCTGCTGATTTCTATGATCCTTGTGTGGATAAGAACGCTGTAAATTATTCACCGGAGGAGTGGGAGGCGGTGTTAGCTAAGCGCACGGAAGATCCGGACTACGAAGACATGGACATCGCCGGTGGATTTGACATAGGGAAGAAAGCCCACCCTAGTCACCTCGTTTTATTTGAGTACGACCATGATAAGCGTGTGTGGAACCAAGTACATAGCAAGTGGATGGATAGTTGGAACTATATAGATCAATTAGAGTATCTACAGATGATATGTGAGTCATTTAGCCCTTACGTTCTGTACTATGACAACACAAGGGGGGAGTTTGAGTCATTTGATGAAGCTGGTGATCTACCGGCACCTATGGAACCTGTCAATTTTACTATAAAAACCAAGCACGCTATGGCTACAAACTTTGATAAGGCGTTGGGGAATAAGGCTATTTCACTACTTCCGGACACTAGACAGCGTAATCAGATATTGGTAGTGAATAATGATCTCTTGGCACCGGAGACCAAAGAGGGGCATGGAGATAGCTTTTGGTCAGTGGCTATGTCTTTAAAGGATTATGGCGGTGGTGGAGTAGAGGTTACAGTGCTTTAGTGATATAGTTAATTCAATAAAGATATGTCTCTATTTGACAATTTAAACAAGCGTGAGAAACAAGAGCTTGGGGGAATGACAGAGAAGCAGGGAAGCATCCAAGACATTGTTACGGACGTTCATACAATTATGGGCTTAGGTATCACGCCTAAGCGAAAGATTGAGGATTATTTAAAGTCTGCTGTTGGTTGGGTATATGCTTGTGTTGACTCTATCTCAAATGAGATCGGGAATATTGAACTTAAGTTAATGAAGGTTAGCAACGGTGGTGATGTAGAGGAGGTTGATAATCACGAAATCCTAGACTTGCTTTCTCGTGCGAATAGTAATACTACAAAGTTTGATCTTTTCTATCTTACACAGCAGTACCTAGAGTTAGCAGGTGAAGCGCCGTGGTTCCTTGAGTTAAGGAACGGTAAACCTATAAACATTTTTTTACTACGTCCAGACCGTTTGACAGTGAAGCCACCAAAGGATAAAAACCAACTTATTGGAGGTTACACATACAAGATTTTTAAAGGTGGGGGGGTACAAGAACTTTCCCTGGAACCGGAGGAAGTATTGTTTTTGAAATATCCGGATCCGGTAAGACCATTTAGAGGGAAAGGGACTCTTGAGGCTTCTGTTACGACATTTGACATGGACGAGCAGGCGGAGAAGTACAACCTTAAGTTCTTCTCAAACTCTGCCACACCAAATAGTGTACTTAAAACAGATAAGAAACTTTCAAAAGAGTCTATCCGGAAACTACGGAATGAGATCAATCGGAAGCATGTCGGTATTGATAATGCGCAGAAGACTCTGATCCTTGAGGGGGGTCTTGATTGGAAGCCTATGGCTCTTTCTCAAAGGGAGATGGACTTTATTGAAACTATGCGATTTACGAGGGACAAGATCCTCGCGATATTCCGTGTTCCCCGTACGGTGCTTGGCATCACGGAGGATGTAAATAGGGCGAACGCAGAGGCGTCAGACTTTGTTTTTGCAAAGCGTACCGTTAAGCCAAAGATGCAGAAGCTTATAGAAATGCTCAATGAGTTTCTTGTTCCGATGTTTGATGAAGCCGGAAATCTATTTCTTACTTATGAGGACCCCGTACCGGAAAATACAGAGCTAAAATTACAGACCGCCGGAGATGGAATAACGAAAGGATTTTTAACAATCAATGAAGCGCGTGAATTGTTGGGGTATGAAGCTGTAGAGGGTGGCGATGACGTCCTCGCGCCAGCTACTCCTAATGTACCGGCTCAGAGGATGGCAGGGCAGGCAAATGGTAGGAAACCAAAGAAGAGAAAGACACAATACGACAAGACGTACACACGGTCTTTGCGCAAGCGTACTTCTTATAAGCGAAAAGCAAGAGCACTGACGAAGATTATACGTGGACAAATTACTACTAACGTAACAAGTGTTGTCTATTCTCAACTACTTACAAAAGCAGAAGCAAAGAAACGGGAGAGATTGCTAAAGGCTACCACTCTCAAATCTTACACCGGTAGTAAGAAACAAAAAAAAGAGTTTCAGATAGAGCAGTTACGTGTCGGTGATGAGTTTGAGAAACGGTTTTCAGATCAGATGGCGCACATCTTCAAAGAGCAGAGAGACATTATTATTAGCAAGCTTCCGGAGAAAGCGGACAATCGGTTGCTTCCAGAGAAAAAGGAAACAGAAAAGACCGTTGAGAAACTGACACCGATAGTAGCTTTTGTAATAGCCATGCAGTCAGCTAAAGCGTTTCAGTTGCTTGGGCAGGAGAATAGACTTAACCCTAGTAACAATGACAACGTGTCAGACTATCTTGTTGATAGGGTTTTTAAGTTTTCCCATGATATTACTGTAGAAACAAACCGACAGATCGGCAAGGTGCTAGCAGACGCTACTACAGACGGGCTATCCATACCGCAGACCACGGTCAAGATTAGGGAAGCATTTGGTAAGATGCAAACATTTAGAGCTGAAAGGATCGCTAGATCAGAGATAATTAGGGCTACTTCATTTGCTACGGAGGAAGCTTTTGTTGTTTCGGAGGTTGTTGAGGCAAAGGAATGGCTTACGTTTATTGACGAACGTACTGACCAAGCGTGTTTAGCCATGAATGGTAAGACGTTGGGACTAGGCAAGGACTATTTCAAGCAAGGGGACAGTTTCCATGGGGTAAGTCTTAATTATGAGGACATTTCGGGACCGCCTCTACATAGTAACTGTAGATGTACTATTGTTCCTGTTGTTGTTGCGTAGTTTAATTAGTATAATTCGCTTATGAAGAAACAGTATCTTAAAGCTACTATCTGTAAGGTCTCCGATGGAGGCATTGAGTTCGTCGCTTCTGATGAAACAAGGGACCGGCACGGAGAAGTTATCTCTCTTGATTCTTGGGATATAACAAACTTTTTGAGGGCACCTCGTTTACTTGTAGATCATGATAGTTGGAATGTCTCAAAGATTGTTGGTAAATGGGAGGATGTACGTATTGATAAAGCTTCAGACAAGCCTGGACTAAAGATGCGCGCACACTTTCACGGCATTACAGAGCTTTCCCGTGAGGTGGAGAAAATGGTTAAGGGTGGATTTCTTGATACCGTTTCCGTTGGCTTTATTCCACACCTTAACGATGAAAAAAACGAATTAGGGGAAACAGTAGAGGTTGAGCGTAATGAGCTTGTGGAGGTTTCTCTAGTTACAGTTCCGGCAAACCCTAATGCCACACAAATTAAAACTTTACTTGAGGCGGAAGAAATGGCAGACGCGACAGAAAAGATTAAAGAGTTTATGGGCGATGTTGATACGCCTGCTGATCCAGTACCGGAAGCAAAGACAGACACCGGCGGAGAGTCCACTAAAATAGTTGAAGATAAGCCAGTTGAGAAACGCAAGGACACTCAACCGGTACAGGAAAAATCTGTCAAAGGTCGGAGCCTCTCAATTAGTGAAAAAAAGAATGCAGTAATGCATTCAGCGCTCAAAGAGGCGGTGAAGACAATAAACTTCGCTCTTAATAGAATTAACAAGAATTAACTTAATGTCTAAAAAAGTAAAAGTCGGTGGTAAATGGATCACGGTTAAGGATGAAGATGTAACGGAGGGCGATGATGCTACTCCGGAAGCTACCCCAACTCCCGAAGCCACACCTACACCGGAGGCAACACCAGAAGCTACACCAGAAGCTACACCAGAAGCTACCCCCACCGAAGATGACTCTACCTTGTCGGAAGACGAGAAAGCTGCACTAAATGTTGAGGCTAAAAAGATGGGTGAAACCATCGCAAAGTCTGTCATGGACGGTATTGGTATGGACGGTGCTAAGGTGGACAAGCTTCAGAAGTCTGTTGAAAAACTCTTAAAGTTTCAGAGCCCTATGGACTCTAAACTTCGTGAGTTGCTTAATGGCAAGGACTATATAACTGACTCTGACTCTCTTACTAAAGAGGAGAAGATCGTTGGTTTTTATCATGCTTTGGTTACGAACAACCAAATCGCATTAAAGGCTTTGTCGGAGGGTACTGACGCAGACGGAGGTTACTTGTTCCCTAATGAGTTTCTCGCGGAGCTTATTCGTGAACTGCCGAACATCAATGTTATGCGTAACCATATCCGCATAATTCCTATGAAGAGGAATGTCATGGATATAACTAACTTGATTTCTGGTCCACAAGTAACATGGACAGCAGAGAATGTCGCTAAGTCTACGACTACAGCGCGTTTCTCTCGCCTTACTCTTACAGCATTTAAGGTTGCAGCAATTCTTTACTCATCTGATGAGCTTATTGAGGATAGTGATATCTTTGATGTCGTTTCGCTTATTATTACTCTCTTTGGAGAGGCAATAGGTGATGAGGAGGAGCGCGTAATTTGGGTTGGGAACGGTACCACACAACCACAGGGTATTGATACCGCCGGAACAATCGGTACGGTCGCAGCGGTCGGGCAAGACCATGACGACATAATCCGTTTGTACCACTCTCTCCCTCGTAAATACCGCACTAATGCAGTGTTCTTCATGAACGACAACACTGCTCAAAATGTTGCACTTCTTAAAGATAGTCAGAACCGTCCACTATGGACTCCGGCTATCACTGATGGAGAACAGGATCGTCTACGTGGGAAGCCTGCTATCATTTCGGATTGGGTTCCGGATAACACCATTTTCTTTGCAGATATGAAGCGTTTGTACTTCTTTGGGGATCGCAAGCGTATGACCGTGAAAATCTCACAGGATACTACGCAAGCTTTCACACAGGATGAGACAGCTATTCGTATTGTCGCGAGGATAGGTGGGCAGGTTGTTCAACCTCTTGCCGGTAGAGAGCTTACAGGGTTCTAGTACTTTGTATCTTTCCTAAGGGGAGTTTTCCTATCCCCTTGGATAAGGATATAAACACATGGATAAAAAAAGAGAGAAAAAGCCTCTGTTCTGGTTGAATAGAAAAATAAAAAATACCTCCATAAAGGTTAGAGATATTGCCTTTAAGATATTCTTATTGGTTGCTATTTTTTCAATAGGATCAAGTGTCTATGCGTTAAGCAATAATTTCCCAACAGCATTAAACAGTTGGCAGGAGGGAGATGTCATTGAGCAAGGATGGGCTAATGCTCTTGAGAAGGAGATAGGTATTAATGGCTCTTTAGATGAGAGTAGTCTGAACTTCCAAGTAGAGAGAGCGACTTTTTTTGCCACATCATCTTTACAGGTTGGTCAGACAGCAACTACAACAATAAGCAGTATTGCGACAAGTACATTTCCTACAGGTATTGATATATCTACGGGGTGTTTTGCTATCGGTGGAGTGTGTATAGCTGGAACAGGGGGGTCCGGTACAGTTACCTCTGTTGCTATGACGGTACCTACGTTCCTTTCGGTTTCCGGATCTCCGATAACTAGCTCTGGGACTCTTGCCGTTACTCTTTCCGGAACAGCTCTCTCAGTAGTAACCGGAGGTACAGGAACGACATCAATGCCCACACAAAGTGGAGAGTTTCTTATATGGAATAATACGACAGGTTATTATGATACAAATAGGATAACAGCAGGGGCTAATATAACCCTTACACCGTCAGACGGTAATTTAACCATAGCAAGCACGGGGGGTAGTAGTTCTAGCGGTGGGACATTCTATACCACGACTTCAGCTGTATCGGGGCAACTGATAAACTATCCCAACAACACTACTGATATTGTCGTCATCGGCAGTAATGCCACGGCTACAGCAGAGTTTTATTTTGACCCCAATCTCCCATTTTGGAAAACAAGTGGGGTTGGTCTTTTGGGAGGTGGATTTGTTTCACAGGCAAGCTCTACCATAACTTCAACACTCACCCTTTCACCTTTGACCACCGAAGGGATACTCACAAACTCAACAGCAGGTCTTCTCACTTCTACGTCTACTCTTTCACAAAACTTTATAGACTCGGCTATTGCACGGGACACGGAACTACACAGTGCTGTAACTCTTTCTGGAACACTCAACTACATCACTCTTGTAGGACAAGATATTGTAAGAGGATTGGTTGATGTTTCAACTGACATTACAGGAACTTTACCCGTTCCAAATGGCGGAACTGGTGTCGTGGCAGTAACTGCGGGTGATTTGCTCGTAGGGGCAGGAACTGGTGCATTGACATCAACATCCACTGCCAACCTAAAAGCGAGTCTAGCACTTAATCTGGTGGAAAATACATCACTTTCTACATGGGCAGGAACAGGGAGTATCACGACTCTAGGAACAATCACTTCTGGTGTATGGAATGGCACGACAATTGCAGTAGCAAATGGTGGTACTGGACTTACTTCGGGCTATAACAATACTAACTGGGACACAGCATATACAAATCGCATAACTTCAGCTACTTACCCACTTTCTATTGCCTCAAATGTTATATCAACTGTCGCAACTTCTTCTCTTAATTTAGTGGTAGGGACATTTGCTTCACCGAACATTTCACAATGGACGAATAACAGTGCATACCTAACAGGGAACCAAACAATAACTCTTTCTGGAGATGTTTCTGGTTCTGGTGCAACAGCAATAGTCACTACGATTGGAGCAAATACAGTCGCCTTAACAACTGATACTACTGGTAATTATGTGTCTTCTGCTACAGCAAGTGGAGGTCTTGCATTAACAGGAACAGAGGGTGGCTCATTGGGACTTATTGCAACCTGTGCCGATAACCAACTTTTGAAATATACAACTGCTGGAGGGTGGGCATGTGGTAATGATAATAATTCCGGTAGCGGAGGAGGGGGGAATATCGCAACGTCTTCACTTGAAACAAACACCTATGTTCCATATTGGACAACGACAGGAGCGACACCTGCTTTACTTGGGAGTGACGCAGGTTTTAAGTACGTCGCCTCTACTGACACTCTCTCTATAGTCTATGCTTCAACAACTGCGGTAACAGCGACAGACTTCTTTGGTGCTCTAACTGGGAACGCCTCAACAGCAACATCTTTGCAGACAGCTCGCACTATTGCAGGGGTATCTTTTAATGGTACTGCTAACATCTCTCTGAACAACAATTCAATCACAAATGGAGCAGGATACACGACAAACACTGGAACAGTAACCAGTGTTGCCCAAACTGTACCTACTGGGTTCACGATTACGGGTTCACCTATCACTACATCTGGCACGTTGGCAATAGCGTATGACACGGGATATGGAGCTGTACTAACCGCTTCAACAACAAACTGGAATGGATTTTATGACACTCCGAGCACTGTAATAACTGCAGGAACAGGTTTGACATGGAGTGGCAATACTCTTAATCGGGATACCATAAGCTTAACGACAGATGTTTCCGGCAAACTTCCTTTCGCTAACCTCTCCCAAGTTTCAGCAAATAGTGTTCTTGGCAACATAACAGGTTCTACAGCAGATGCCGTTTCAGTAGCAACCTCATCTCTCTATACTTTTATAGGTTCTGGGTTATCTGTTTTACAGACTTCTCCCTCAATTACATCCCCGACTTTCACTTCATTCTTTGGGACTCCTTGTGCAGGACAGAACTTCTTGCAAGACATTAGTGACACAGGAGCATTTAGCTGTGGTGCTGTGACTGCTGGAGCTTCATTTGGACAAGCATTTGAAATTGATAGTGCTGGAGATTTATCAGCTACATCAACGACAATCGCAGTAAAAGCAAATAACTTCATTGCTACGTCTACTTCCGCCACTTCAACATTCGCTGGAGGGCTTGCTGTGGAAACTTCTGGACTGGTGTATGATTTCACAACTAATAGAGTGGGCATAGGAACAGCAAATCCTCTTACAAAACTCCATGTATCTAATGGAAGCTCTGGAGCACAAGCCCCTTCTGCTAATTTTGATATAGCTGTTTTTGAAGATAATACAGCATCTGGCATAACATTATCTGTCCCAGAAAATACTGACACAGGTATCGCTCTTTCCACTCCTGCAAACAACATAGCAGGGCGTATCGTTCTCAATTCAAATGGCTCTGCTACGAGTTTCAATCTTT